CTCAGCAATTACAGCCGTTGTTGCAACAAATACAGCAAATACAAATACAGTTATTGCACCAGTAGCAACTGTTTCACAAAATACTGTGACTGCATTAGAGACAGCAACTACAACATTAACTACAAAAGTAGCAGATATTGCAGTTGTTTCAACAGCAGTAGAATCAGTATTGGCAGCCCCAACAGTCATTGCTACAGCACAAGCAGTAATTAATGCAATTCCTGCACCTGCGCCAGCACCCACACCTGTAACAGTTGAACCACCTGCATTAGTTGAGCCACCCGTAGTTGTTTCACCCGTTGACACCACTCCTGTAGATACAACTCCTGTAGATACAACTCCTGTAGATACAACTCCTGTAGATACAACTCCTGTAGAGACAGAACCCGTAGACACAGAACCTGTGGATACCACACCCGTAGAAACAGAGCCAGTTGACACAACTCCAGTTGAAGCAGAGCCAGTTGATACAGAACCTATAGACACAGAACCTATAGATACCACACCTGTTGAAACGGAACCTGTAGACACCACACCTGTGGAGACAGAGCCCATAGAAACAGAACCTATAGACACAGAACCTGTAGAAACAGAACCTGTAGACACTACGCCCATAGAAACAGAACCTATAGAAACAGAACCTATAGAAACAGAACCTGTGGAAACAGAGCCAATTGATACAGAACCAGTGACGGGATCAGAAGAAGAAGTAAACAATACTGTTGATGAAGCATTATTAGACGGGGAAATAGATAGCACAGAAGTAGCAGCAATTGCAGAGTCTATGGCAGCAGATGGGGAAATTGATGCAAAAGAAACTGATCAATTAATTGAAGCATTGGCAGAAGATGGAAAAGTTTCTACTGCAGATCAAGAGGCTGTACTTGAAGCACTTGCATCTGATGGAGAAGTTTCAAAAGAAGATGTTGCAGCAATCGTAGCCTTAGTGTCTACTGATGGGAAAATGTCTACAGCAGAAAAAGAAATTGTTGCTGATGCATTAATACAGTCAGTGCCAGAAGGTGAAAATCTTACAAAAGAACAAGTAGCAGATGCTGGAATTAAATTAGCAGACTTGCCAGCAGACACACCAGTAGAAATTCGTACTAGCGAAAGTGGACAAGAGGTAGTTATTACAGCAGAAGTAGGCGCACAAATTGAAATAGTTACAGATATAGCAGCATTTACAGAAGAATTGTTTAGCGATCCAGGAGCAGCCATTGCTGCCCTTGGAAGTATAGGTGCAGACATGACTGAAGAAGAAAGAGAAGAGGCAACCGAAATGGTTGTAGCAACAGTTGTTGCAACAGGAGCAGCATTAAATGCTGTATCAGCAACGGCAACGGCAGCAGCAAGAACCGCAGGAGGAACAACCCCATCAGGTGGTGGTTCCAGTGGAGGTCCAAGCGGTGGAGACCCAAGAATAAGGAGAAGAAAACCATGATAAAAAAAGTTATGCAAGATATGATTGATCAACTTTGGACTTTGCTAGGTATGTTTATTGCCTGGGTGGTTCTAGATGGATCAGCCAAAACAATAGTTGGCTATGCAATTATATGTACATTAATTGCCTGGGCAATTACATATCCTATTAGAAATAGAGGTGATGAATAATGGCAACTAAAAAAATAGTAGAACCCCCAAAGCAGGAGCACCCACAAAAAGCAATCACTAATATCTTAATGAGAATTCTTGCGGTATTCGCAGCATCAGGACTATCAGTCTTGGGTGCAGGAGCCGTAGTAGGAATTGAAACTGTACAAGCAGTCATGCTTGCAGGACTCTTAGGGGTAGCAACAGTTATTGAAAGGCTGGCTAGGGCTTTTTTGGACGATGGAAAACTATCATTGGCAGAAATCAATGATGCGTTTAAATCAGTAGACAAAAAGGCTAATTAGTCATATTATAGACCTTGCTTGACACCCCTCCTGGGGCAATGGTATACTTAAATGTACCTAATCTGGGAGGGGTTTGTCATGACTTGCATCGCTGTTGTTCGCCATGAAGATAAAGTTTATATGGCTGGAGATCGTGGAGCATCAGATGATGGAACCATCCTAGCACTTGAAGCACCAAAGGTTTGGAAGATAGGCCCTTATCTTATTGGGTATGCAGGTGCAATGGACGGAGAAAGAATCCGTTACAACTTTAAGCCAACTGCACCTAATATTAAAGACACAGATAGGTTTATGCAGACAAAGTTTGTTAAAGAACTAAAAGAATTTTATAATGAGTTTTGGGTAGACACATCTAAAGACGGAGACCTTGGTTTAATTATCTGTGTTCGTGGACAGATCTATGAGCATAGTTCTGCAGATATGTCTTTATCTAAATATACCCTGCCATATTTGGCTATGGGTTCTGGAGCAGAGTATGCCTATGGAGTCCTCTATGCAACAGATAAACAAAAAAATGCAAGGAATAGAGTAATGCAAGCAGTAAATGCTGCAATTAAATTTAACCCATCATGCATGGGACCAGTTGACGTAGTAAGCCTTTAGGAGTATACTTATAATATGTCCGAAGAATGGGAAGAAATTTTTAATAATATGCAAGACAAAGACGCAGACTATAGAGAGTTTGAGATTTGGCTTGAAAATGGAATTGAACGGGGATGGGTAACTGAACCGTTCTGTAATACTCATGAGGGTGATCCCTACATGAATGAAGAAGAGCAACAAGAATGGGAAGAGGGCGGAGACCCTTGCCAAGTAGTAATTAAAATCAAAGAAAACTAACAAGGAGAAATAATGAAAAAAGTAGCGGTGGGAATTGTAGCGGTACTAAGTTTAGTATTCCTACAACCAGTACATGCAGAACCAAGCAAGTCAATTGTTATTATTGATACAGCAATTGACTCATCTATTCCAGAACTAAAGGCAAAGTTAGTACAAGAGGTTTGTATTCTTGGAAGTATGGTTTGTCCAAATGGTCAACGATTCCAAGAAGGTGTTGGAGCAGCAACTCTTCCATCTTTACAGGCACGAAAGGGTGGGTTTGAACATGGAACTGCAATGGCTTTAATTGCAAACCAGGTTAATCCAGATGCTAATATTATCTTTATCCGTATTGCTGGCGTATTAAAGAATGGCAGAATGGATACATACAACATTAATGAAGTAACAAAGGCTATCACCTGGGTAGTTGCAAATAAAGAAAAGTACAATATTGTTTCAGTTTCTGCATCTATGGGAAATCATAATTTAAATCCTGGACCAAAATATTGTCCAATCCGATCAACTCACTCCGTACTTATTGGAGATATAAATAAGTTAATCGCTCTTAATGTAGCAACAATGTTTGCTGCTGGAAACGGAAGAGACTACAAGAGAATTGACTTTCCAGCCTGTATTCCAGAGGCAGTTTCTATTGGTGGGGCAACAGAAGACGATGCCATGGCACCATACTCTAATGCTGCACCAGAAGTAGATTTTTATTCTCTTGGTGTGTTTGATACTCAACTTGGAAGATTTGCAGGAACTTCTGCAGCAACAGCAGCATTCTCTGCATACTGGGCTAAAAACTACAAGGGTACATACCAATCAACATACGATTACATGAAGTCTATTGCTAAGCAAGCAGTAGGACGAAGCACAACTACTGACAGGCTTGTTAGTATTTTTGGATAATAGGCTTTGGTCTGTAACTCAGTTGGTAGAGTGCCGAACTGTTAATTCGGAAGTCGCAGGATCGTGACCTGCCAGACCAGCAAGGCGAATATTGCATAATGGTAGTGCGTAACCTTGCCAAGGTTAATGTGCGAGTTCAATTCTCGCTATTCGCTCCAAAAGTTTGATATAATATATGTGTACCTGCCAACTGGGGGTACATAACTTATTCGCTTGAAAGGGGAATAAAATGGTAGTAACACATGCAATGGATCTATTCAATGATCCTTTTTTTATTGGCTTTAACAGAGAGTTAGGCCGCTTAAATACCGCACATAAAACAAACTCACAGACATATCCTCCATATGATCTTCTCAAACTAGATGAAGATACATATAGAATTTCTTTGGCTATTGCTGGATTTTCTAAGGAAGATATTAATATCTCAGTAGACAATGGAACTCTCATTATTAAGGGTGAAATTGTAGAAGTAATAGATGCTGAGGTTGTTCACAAGGGTATTGCTGGTCGTAAATTTGTACGATCATTTGCTCTTGGAGAATACATGGAAGTAACTGGTGCAGAAATGAAGGATGGTATGCTACATATTAATGTAGATCGTATTATTCCTGAAGATAAAAAGCCAAAGACTATTGAAATCAAACTTGCTAAAAAGTAGTATATAGGCTATAATTATATAAGAGACCTAGGCATGTCTTTAAACTGCCCCTTAATATTAGGAGATAAAAATGGCAGCAAAAGGTAGTCTAGAAGCAATCATTGAGGTTGCAAAGAAAGAGTTAGGAACCATTGAAGGTCCTAAAGATAACGAAACAAAATACGGTGCATGGATGAAGGTAAACTTCCAACCATGGTGCCAGTCGTTCGTTTCTTGGTGTGCATTTACTGCGGGGGTAGCAAAGTTTCCAAAGTCTGCATCAACAGTAGCAGCATCAGATCAGTTTAAAAAAGAAGGCCGTTGGTCAGATGCACGTAATGATGATCCACAAGCAGGAGACTGGATTTATTTTGATTTCCCAGATGATGGTGTAAATCGTATTTCACATG